TGCCTACTTATGATGACAAACCTGTGGCAATACAATATACAGAAAGTGACTATATATTTTGGATAAAAGACAATCCAGTTTCTATTAATAATTATTATATTTTACCAATAAGATTTTTATTGGATTATGATATATATGTTACAAAAATTTTAAAATTTACAGAAGATAATGAGGACTTTGATGGTAATCCTTTAGAATTGAAAATATCTTTAGATTCTAATTTCTATAAATTAATTGGTCCTAAATATATACAAGAAAAAATAGAAAACAATAAAGACATCAATGAACCTATAGAGTTTGATCTTAATGACTTCAAATCAGAACTTACTTTAGATGATTTCTATTTTGAATTAAATAAAGATAGTGATCAAAATCTTATTGTATATAATGGTGACCAAAAATTCTTGATGTTTCCATTTTATGTAATTGGAAAATCAGATGAAGAAGGAACATATTTATCTAATATATTAATTGATGTTAAATCATATAATCAAGAAAGTGAAACACAAAAGGTTGTTTGGTTGAATCAGGAACAAATGTATGATCATTTAATGAAAAAAACATTTGATGAGATTCGCATATATGAATATAATAAAGATACTAATGAAAGGACTTTATGGTATACAATAAAATCTGGTTATAATCCTGAAATTAATGAAATTATAACTATTTATCAACAAGACTATAAATATCGTATACGTAACTGGAGTTTTGGAAATATTCGTTCTGATGTTTATCATTATATTTATAGATTACCAGAAGAAAAATGGTTACAACCTAATAAGTGTTATATATTTGAAGGTAATATTTTCCAAAGTTGTCATTATTGTGGAAGTGTATTGCTTTATAATCATGATGGTTTTATGGATCAAGAAGAATATTATGGGTCAAGTTATAGATATTGGGTACCAACTCCAAATTGTCTTTTTGATTTAGATGGTAAACCATTTTATCCAGAAGCATATGATTATAATGAAGAAACCCAAGAATATGTTGCTAAACAAGATCAAATGTTCCAATATGGAATGATACCATCAAAATTCTATACAAGACATTCATATGGAGATGGATTCACTTTTACAAAAGATATAGTTTTTGAACCAACAACAACTATACGTGATTTCTTTTTTGATGTAGATAATAAAGATGTAACAGAAAATAAAGATGGTGGTTATATAGAATATACATATTATAAAGAAAAGAATGAATATACTCAATTGACAGTTGGTTGTACTTTTATTGATGAATGTGAAGAGCTTATTATTAATGGAAAGAATATGGGTATATCACTTCCTAAAGAAATAATAAAAGCAATATATTCTTCATCTTTCTATAATAAGTATGCTGATGAAAAGATATTCAAGACAAAGATGAAAGAATTACTCTTGAATTATATGTCAATTAAAGGAGAATGTGGTAATTTCAAGTCAGTCATCAATTCTTTAAAATGGTTTGGTTGGTATGACAAGATTGAGATATCTAAATTAATAAAAACAGATAATGAATTTCAAAACCAATATATATTAGATTATTTCAATATTGATACAGATTTAAAAGACACTTATAAATATTTCAATACAACAAATTTGATTTCATTGTCTATAAAAGGAAATCAAGAAACCGGAGAAAATGATTTACAATTATATTCTAATATATTGATTGGTGAAGGAAAACCTATATTAGAAGATTTGTTTAATAAGAATATTGAAGTAAGACATGATGATTTGAAATTCTATAAGCCTTATTATGATTTCTTATTTAATGAATTAGCTTTAAAACTTGATTGTTTAGCTTATTATTGGCAAAAGTATTTCTTACCTATACATCTTAAGATTAATAGAGCATCTATAGAATATAAGGTCTATGCCAATGATATGAAATTATCATGTGCTGCATTTAGAAAAATTGTAGAAAAACCAGTTATCGTACATGTTGATACAGAAAATATGCTTAATGTGGTATTTCCAGAATCAACAAAGATGATATATAACAAGTCTATTCATTACATTGATAGTAAGTTCAATGAATTTAGTAATTATAATGAAGATTTTGAAGAAGAAGATCTTTATTATGTCAATGAGAATTGTATTGTTATTCCTATAAAGATTGAAAACTTGAATAATAGATTTTCTAAAAATTCTGTTGGAGAATATTTTCTTATTGATGGAGAATATATTAAACCATTTAGATTTTTCAAATATAATGCAATAGAAAAATATCTTGAAGAAGTTGATGATGCTTCAAAAGCTGATTATTACCAACTTTATTATAATAGTGAATATCAAGAAATTGATGGAACTTATGAAAGATATTCTAATGTAACAACCGATTATTATAATTGTAAGATATTCTTAAGTTATATTGATAATGAGACTAATGAAGAGAAATATTTAGTACAAGACAATAATTTTATATTTTATCAAACAATTGATCAATATTATTGTAATTATGTAATTATACCTAGATTGATTTCTGATAAGTCATTTGATTGGCTTAATACTTATTTCAGATTAGCTATAGTAATCAATAACAAATGGTTTACTTATGATTTCACTATACATACTCCAAATATATATCTTGATTTAGGAAAACTCAATTATAGATATGAGATTGGAGATAATGTTACTATGTTTAAACAATTTAGATTAGAATATGGAGATCTTAAATTCAATAGTTTCTTATATCAACCAGATTTAGTTTCTATTGATACATTATTCTATGATAAAGATAATGATAAAGTATTGACATTTATACAAAAGCTTATTGAGACAGAAGGTGATCAAAATAAGATGTATGAATTCTATAAGCAATATTATCAAAAATCAATTAATATTCCTTATAATCCTAAATATTATAATAAAATTCATATATTTGATATTTATTCTTCAAAATATAATGGAAAAGGATTTCATAAAATAATTATTGCTGAATATTTTGGTTGGCATACATGGGGAGATGAATGGTCTGAATATAATGGTGGCAAACAAAATGTTATTAAAGGTTGGGGCCATTTAGTTCCTGATTTTTGGGATGAATATCCAAATGGAATGATTAAATTCTATAAAAATAATGGAGAAATTGCTATAGGTACAAGTTCTAATTTAAATAGTATGTCTACTTGGCAAACATTGATTATTGATAATGGATTTAAAGAAACAAATATTTCACATATAGAGTTAATTGATGATAATGGAAATATTGTACGTGATTTAAAATATATTGAAGGTGAATTATTTGCTGACTTAAGACTTATTGATGAAACTGATGATTTATCAGATGATGCACATGTTAATCATATGCATCGTACAATTTGGTGGTATGATGAATTAATAGATAATAATGCTTATGATGCAGTTATAGATCTAGATGGAAAATTAATATATTCTGGTGAAGAAGTATTAAAAGATTTATATTCTAATTTCTTTAATTTGAATAATGCTAATTTATTGAAGACTATTAATGAGAATTGTGAATACGATGCTTATTTAATGCATGATGAACCAAAAGAAAATACTAAAGCTTATTGGTATATGGTATTAATATCAAAATATCCTATTGATAATTATACAGAATCAGAATTGGCAATACATCAAGAAACATATAAATTCAATGATTTTTATATTAAATATTCTGGTTATAGTTTTGATAAGTTCTTAGTTAATAGAATGGATATAACACCTTCTAATGGATATAATCATTTTAATCAAGATGACTTAGTTATTGCAACAATAAATAACAATAACTATCAATTCAATATTGATCTAAGTTCTAAATGGACAATACAAAGAGTTTATGATATAAATGATGAAACATTAGTCATATCAAATGCTAATATGATAATTATACCAAATAACAATCTTGATGGTTTATATTCACCTGGTTATTATAATATTAATTTAGATTATAGTATAAATGGTTTGAATGACCAATTATATAATATTAATGGTATATATCTTATTAATAATGAAACAACTAATATTAGCTATCCTATTATACATGAAGTTATAGAAGAGAAACCACAAATATCTTATGAAACAGTTATATCTGACTTTAATATACTTTATGAGAATATTAATAATGGTAAAAGAAAAATAACTAAAGATGTATTAGATTTATCAAGTGGATTTGTACCTATTGGAATTAAGATTGTAAATGCAGGATATTTTGCCGAAGATTCACCTGATATTTATATGGGTCTTAAATTAATGTGTTGTGGTGATCCAGATAATGGTTTTGCTCATGCCGGAAACAAAATTTATAAAATAATTGATGGTCAACAAATATATGAAAATAATCCTTATTGGGGATTCTATAATAAAGAATTAAATGACTTACAATATTTTAACAAGATTTGCTATATAGATGAAACAAAAACAGAACCTAGTAATTATGTATATCCACAAACAGATGATTGGACAAAAATTCCTACAAATGGTAATGGTACTCCATTATATCCAGCACCAAACAATAGAGGATTCTATTCAGATCCAGCAAATTTAGGATATATTATAAATCTTTTAAATGATGATGATACTTTAAATAGAAATTTACTTGATGAAACCTGTGCAGCAAGTGATTGGAATGGAAAACTAAATACTCAAAAGATTATTGATCAATTTGGAAATTACCAACCTAATTGGAAAACAGATCCAACTATTGAAAATACATATAGCGAATATTTTTCACCAGCAGCAGCTTGTTGTTGGAGATATCATACAGCAACAACAAATCAAGGAGATTGGTATTTACCAGCATTTTCAGAAGTATTCTTTATCACTTATAACTTTAAGAAATATTCTGAAATATTTGAACAATTATCAACTAATTATCCAGAATATTGTAAACCTGATTTGATTAAATGTATTGGAAGTTCTGCTTTATGGTCTTCAACATCTTGTAATAATTCAGAAGCTTGGGAAATACATCCATGTGCACATGCACACAGCTTATCAAAAAGTACAAGAGGATGGTATACAATTCCATTTATACATATAGATAATAATGATAATGATAATGGTAATTCATCAACTGATATAAATATTGTTAATGATCCAGAAATTAATAGAAGATATGATAATAATTTTATGCTTAGCTATGGGCAAATATCATATTTAGCTCAACATGGATTTAATTATAATAGATTAATAACAAGAATATTAGTAGAAGATTTTACTAACGAAAATCCTGATTTTGATTTCAATGATGCTGTATTTGATGTAGAATTTATTAATGAAAATCAAGTAAATATTACACCAGTTTATATATCTAATTATAACATATATATTGAAGATAATATGCATCATTTAGTAATTGGTGAGTCATTTACCATTGAAGGTGATTTTAATAATAATTGTTTAAATATTAAAGTATTAATTAAAAAAGATAATAATTATTATTTAACAAGTGCACAACCAGGACACTATCCAAGTAAAATAGCAGTAGGTAATGATTTTGAACCATGTGAAGAAGGTATATCAATAAGAAATAAATATCCTAATTTTATTGATTGGATCCAAAATCCTGACAATTATAATGAAATGGATTCTTGGTATAAATAAATTAAAAGGAGAGCTTTAAAGCTCTCCTTTATTTTTTATATAAATTTTATTAATTAAACGGTGTTACTATTAAAGAAGTAATCGGCTGAATGATTTTTGATTACCCATTCTTCTATTTTTTGTATTTCTTCATTTGCCATATCTCTAAATGTAGAATAATTTACTTTAGTACCTCCAGGTAAAGTGAATTCAAATGCTCCCATTATAGTAGCCATACTTCTAAGACCAAAACAAACACAAAGTCTAAAGAAATAATAATCTTTATACATATCTTGTATCTTACAACGTGTAAATGTTTCAATAACAACATCACTTGGTCCTAAATCACCTAATATGTTCAATTCATTTGAGAACTCATTATATTGATAAGTTAATGGAACATCAAACATTGCTTTAAATGTTTGTATTTCATAAAGTCCAGCCATCATATCAGTCAAATTATAACCACTTCCATTTCCATAGGTATCAGTAAGACTACCACCAGCTCCACTTGCTAATACTGTATTGTTTATTACAAGTCTTTCTAATGAGAAATCTCCCATTGCTCCATAATAATAGTTTGGATTTACTTTATATACACCAAACACACTTAATATTTGCGGTGGTAATTTAACAATCTTATTTCCACAACAATTCATAAAGTCTTTGTTTTTTATCACAAAATATCTTTGTTTGATCATTCTATCATCATTAGCCCAGAACCATTGCGCAGCTTGTATGATAAGCGGTGGAATAGCACTTGCTGGAATAGGTAATGGCAATGCACAGCTTTGAGTTAATTCTTGGATAATTCTTTGTATGAATTGATAATCTATTTGATCTTCTTGTTGAGCTTTTAATTTAAGATATTCTTCCATTGATTGTGAAGAATTATTCTCGGTTTGTTCTATATTAATATTATTAACTTGACTTGTAGGACATTGTTCCATGAAAAATATTAACTATTATTTAATTAAAAATAATGTTAGAAATTCTATATTTATATAATAACTATAAAAATATCGTGTTGTTAATGAGTGTTAAATAATTTTGACAGAATTAAGAAGGTCAATGATTTGTTGAATAATACCGAAAAACAGTCATTGACAGATATTCTTGAATCATTTAGTTGTATTACAAAAGATTATAATGAGATAGGTAATAAGATAGAACAAAATAAGTATTCAAATATTTTATATTCGAAATGTACAGATGATGAGAAGTTAGATTTTTATGAAAACCAATTACAATTGATTGAATGTCTTGTAACACATACAATTTATGACAAAACTGGTGTAATATGGGATTGGAAAAGGATTTATGATTTATTATATGATAAAGATTATTCAAATGTAGATAAGATTAATCGTAAGGTTGTATATTCAACAAGCAATAATAATCGACCAATTGGTGATATAGCATTTCAAGTGTGGAATGGTTTACAAATTATTGACTTGGATATCAAGAATGCAGAATTGGCAACAAAGTTAAAACCAATATTGTTTGATGAACTAAGTAAGTTTCATTGGTTCTTAGGTTGTTGTAAGTCTGCATCTCAAAAGTCTTTGCATATTTGGACAAAGATAACACCAATATCTATTGAATTCAAAAATCGTAGAATAGAGTATTTATGTAATTTTAGACATAAGTATTCATATGTTTATATTATATTATCAAAGTATATGGATAAATTTGGATATACAAAAGATAATATATTAGAATATATGGATATGGCTATGTCTAAACCACAACAAGGTATTTTCATATCTTCTGATGATGCAATGATGTCAACTAATTTCCAAGATTTGAGATTAGATGTTAATTTTGAAAGTGCATTTAATACAGGAATAGAAAGTATTAATTGGATTAGTCATCCAGATCTTAAGCAAATATTCTCAAAACTTGAATGGTTCATTAATGATGAGTTTGATAGAAAACAAAATATTGATATTTCTAATATTGATAACATTAATGAATATGACATCAAGAAGTCAAAAGGACCAAAACACTATAAGCACTTCCAACGTTGGCAATTAGCTAATACATTGAATGCTATATTTGGTGAAACAAAAGCATTCTCAATATTGACAAATATTTGTAAAGATACAAGTATTCGTGAGTTGAAGGGTGACATCAAAACAGCGGCAATACATAATAAGCCAATGACAATATGGGCTGTCAAAGAACTTAATACACAACACGGATTCAATATCAAGATTAAAGATACAAATATTGATGAGAAGGCTGAAGAGATTAGTAATGAAATAACAAATGCAGCAACAAAGACTGATCCAATAAAGATATTGAATGACAAGTCAAATCATGTAGATTTATTCATTAGGAAAGATCAATATTTAAGTGATATTAAAGATGATATTATAGCAAATCTTGACCATATTACTTTGTTAGAGGCTGGTGCTGGTTATGGAAAGACAGAGATGATCAAATCTTTGAAAGCTAAGACATTATTGATATTGCCTTTTACATCAACAATCAAAGCAAAGGTAGAAGCTAGTGAAGTTACAAAGGATTGGCTTTATTTCTATGGTAACAAGAAACCAACATTACAAGATATTCTTGGAGATAAGAACATGTCAATGACAATTGATAAGTTCTCAAGATTGAATGTATATGAATTAGATGCGGCAAACTTTGAATATATTGTGATTGATGAGTCACATCTATTATTCACAAGTTCATATCGTGATGTAATGGGTCCTTGTATTCAAAGATTAGCTAATTGTAAGGCAAAGATCATTATGATGACTGGAACTCCAACTGGTGAAATGTTGTTTTTTCCAAATATCAAGCATATCAAAGTAAAGAAAGAAGATATGCGTATCAAAGAATGTATCATTAACTTAGTACCAACACCCACTGAACAATTGTTAGATATGTGTAATTCAATGGTTGATGATATATTAGCTAATCGTAAGATATTATTTCCAACAAACAATGGAAACTTGTATTATGAACAAGTAATTGGTGTTATTCAAAAGATATTAGGAGAAAGACATTCAGAAAAGAATCTTAAGTCATTCTATTATAAGAAATCACAATATGGTGAAGAGACAATGGATAATATCAATATCAATAAGACAATTGGAGATAATGATATTATATTTTGTTCAACATATTTAAGTGTTGGTGTTGATATTTGCGATAATCTTCCATTTAGTGTATATTTTAATGAGACATGGATTCCACAAGATATCGAACAGTTTGCTAATAGATTAAGAAACAATGATTTGTATATTAAGATTTATTTGCCATTGACTGATAATAATGGTGTTCCTTATAATTATTACTATACACAACCATTAGATTTGAGTTTTAACCAAAAAGATCTGATGTTAGCAAGAGATTTGGTTAAGACTTGTAATGATATGTTGGAACGTAATGAAGAAGAATCAAAATATAATCCTTTGATTAGTTCATTATTAAGTACAAACAAGTATTTGAAATATGATGAGAATGATTGTAAGTATTATATTGATGAGACAACATATAAGTTGAAAGTATTTGAAGAGCGTTATTCTGAATATTCTAAGCAATTAGATGTCATGATGGAAGGAATGCGATATTATGGATATGATGTAAAATGTGTAAAGAGTGATAAGCAAATTGAAGAGTTAGTAAAAGATGATATTGAAGAGTTCATGAGAGCTTGTAGAAATCTTAAATTCAATGCCGATACAATCAAAGTACATAAATTGTTAGATCATATCACTGATGGAAATATTGATACATATAGAGAATTATTGAAAGGAAATTATTCAATATTCAAAGACAAAGATGCTGAGAATATGAAGATTAGAAAAG